CGACCACGAGGCCGAGATATACGTTAAGGTGTCCTGCCCTCACTGCGAGCATACTGTGTTGTGGCCGACGTGCCGACCGTGTTGGGTGTATTCCCTTGTGCAGATGATTGCGGTGGATACGCGCTACATCTGTAAATCTTGCAAAAAGATATTTCGACTAGCTGACAATGCGACTGAAGTTGGGCCGGTACGATGAAGAGGACAAGAGCGCAGCGGCGGTGGAACAAGCAGGGGTGCACGCACGAGATGATTCCCTTGCGCCCGCAGTTTGATACCGGGCGGTTCTCGTATCTGATCGGACGGTCTGAGAGTTGGCGTGCGTCACGCTGGCTAGGTTCGGCAATGTACATGCCGGTGCGGCGTGTGGCGATGGTGTTTATCCACAATGGTAAGAAGCCGAGGTAACTACTACATGTAGTGGTCGAAGGGGAGTCGGACCACAAGTCGTCTAATCTCCATAATAGGACCTTTATCATATATACTTGTCCATACAACAAGATACTCCTTAAGTGTATACTTTAAGGTGAACCTTATAGAGCAAACGCCACATGGAGCTATCATGATTACCGATCCTTTTGAGGACGCGCCGCCGACACTAGACGCTATCGATGGGGTGGTAACCACATCCCGAAGCGCTGGCAAGAACTCGGCTGGTGAACAGGGCCTGAACGTTCCGATGGGGTGGAAGCCAACCGTGGCTGAACCAGTCCCGGTCGTACGGTGCACTGGCATTGTGCGTAATGGTGATCGCAAAGGTGAGCGCTGTCCGAAGTGGAGCCTACGTGGTGCGACCGTCTGCCTACAACATGGCGGACACCTGCCATCCGTCAAGGAGCACGCCCAAGCCGTAGTCGAAGCAGCACGCATGCGGATGATCGGCCTGACCGATGACGCCATCGATGCCATCGAAGACCTCGTGACCAATCCCGGAACGCAAGCAGCTGTACGTCTCAAGGCAGCAACCGAGATCCTCGACCGTGCCGGAGTCAAGGGCGCACCTGACCTCACAGTCCATGTCGAACACACCATGAGCGCGGCGGACACGATCGCTGAAAAACTCAAGGGCATGGCAGCACGCATCACGAAGGCCGACGAACCCGAAGATCTCGGCGAAATCGTTGACGCCGAAGAACCCAGCGTTTAGTCTGTAGCCACCAGCAACCACTACCCCGGGGCTGGTAGGATGTCGAGACCACGCATCCAAGGAAGCCCAGCCCTTTGCGAACGGGGGCTGGGTTTTCTTTTGTCCATCATTGGTATATACTAGAGGTGTCTAAGTTATTCAAAGTGTACCGCTAGAGCAGTACGAGAGACCCCAGCCCCACATTCCCTTGAGGCTGGGTTTTCTTTTGCCCTCGCGCATGCTAGGCTGCGTACATAACTCAATACTCCCAGCCTCACCAGTTGTCACAGGTTGGGACAAGAGGCCGTGAGACCCCCTGTCCAGTTCGGAAGACTTAGCAGAACTCACGGCTTTCTTGTTGACACAGGTTCGACACCCATGTATGCTTAGTATATGCCGATCAACGAACCAGAACAGATGCCCTTCAACTCCCTCCTCGCCGACATCTTCACGGCCAACGCGAAGCAGTCCGAGTGGGCGACCAACCAAGTCTTCGCCAACAAGGACCGAGAGATCGCCGAACTCCAGCGGGCGTACGTCTTGTTCTGGGAGCAGATCGATGAGGCCAACCAGACCGTCGACTCTCTCAAGATTGACGCCATCCTCGCCAAGCACGGCATGCGCGTCTCTCGCGCAGACAACGCCCTCCGCAACCCCGCCAACTAAAGGAGATACACTATGGAAAAGTTTGAAGAACTCGGCCTCACGAATCAGTTCCGGTCCCCTCTCGCCGGACTGGAGATCAATTTCCGGAACGAGGACGTCAAGCGCACCAACGTCTCCTCGATTGAGATCACTAAGCTATCGCTCACCGGAGATAAAGATCTGGTTGTCTTCCCAGCCAAGACCGAAGACAACCTTGCCATGGCCATCGCAGTCCTCGGAGTGGGGCGCGTGACTGATGCTGTGGAGAGTACCGCCCAGCGGCGGGCGGATCAGATCCTCTCCGACCCAGACTCCGACCCAGCCTACGTGGATGCTGCTCTGGCGATAGCCGTAATCAATCTCCGGGCCGCAATGATCATCCGCGAGCGCAACAGCGCCGAGGAGAAGCAGCTGACCGAGGACGCCTACGCCCTCTACAGGCTGGCCTATCCGAAGTCCGAGAAGACGTTCGAAGTCTTCGAGTGCATGGAGATGCAGAGACACTGGATCGCCAACCTGCGCAAGGTTCGTCAGGACCCGACCGCGCTCGGCGCGTTGTAAGTTTTACAAAAATAACAAACGATAACAAAAGGAGAAACACTATGAAAAAGATCTTCATCACAGGTGACCGTTCCATGGATCTCGTCATCGCCGTCGGCGCAGTTGATGCCGTCATCAAGGACCTCATCGTCCAGAACAACGGAGACCTCTCCGTGGCCACCGGCAACCTCGCCATGGGTGTGGAGCGGGCCGTACGATACATCGTGCCGGATCACGCCATGAACGTCTTCGAGTACGAGCAGACCGCCGAGGGACACGTCGACTTCGCGGAGATGTTCGCCGCGCTCGCCAACGACTCCGACGAGATCGTCTTCATCCACGGGGACCCTTCGAGCTCCCGGATCGGCAAGGCGCTGTTCGCAGCTGTCCCGTCCGAGAAGATCACGATGCCCTTGCAGGAAGTCATGATCAGCCTGTTGTAAGTTTTGCAAAAACAACGAACTCTCCGGAAATACCGGAGAGTTCGTTGTGTCTCAGGTTCTCAACCACCCGACAACTCAAGCCTATGTGGTGCGGTTGATGCGGTCAAGGCGATGCGGTGACCCTCCGGGACGATGCGGATGCGGTCAGGGGCATGCGGTCGTGAAAAGCATGCGGTGCGGTAGGAGGAGGGTCACCCTCCTTACGGGCATGCGGTGCGGTAAGCATGCTTTTTTCGATGCGGATGCGGTGCGGTCGCGTAAAATCGATGCGGTGCGGCTAAAAGGCATGCGGTCGATGCGGTGCGGTATGCGGCTCCTATTTTCGATGCGGTGGAGAATACGGGGCATGGTCCCGAGGGCTCCAGCTTTATAGGGATCAGATAAAGCTCGGCGCTCGCAGTCTCGTCAGTCCTTGCAAAAGTTGCAACAGCTGGTTGCATATACGCAAAACTATACACACCTGTGCATATATGCAACAACAGATGGTACTTGACATCCTTGTATGATGTAGCCTATACTAGAGGTATATCAACGAAAGGATACAAACACCATGAAGAAATGGCTCGACTGGAACTATAACCCCGTACTCTTTCTAGCAGTCTTCTACTACAAGCAGGTCGTCAAGATCTGGAAGTGCTTCTTCGTGAAGGGCTATGACCCCAAGTACTGGACCTTCTAGCTCATGTCTGAATATCCATACACTGCACCAAGTCTGCATATACATACATCCTCGACCTGAAATTGACATACCCTCGCAAGGGGTGTGGCCGAAATTGACATACCCTCGCAGGGCCTGATTTGACATACCCTCTAAGGTAAATCGCCACACCCTCGCTAGGCCCCCCTGAATCGACATACCCTCTAGGGGCCGGAATCGACATAGGCTCGCAACGCCCTACCCTCACTAATCGACACACCCTCGCATCGACATACCCCCTCTAGCGCTAATCGACATACCCTCGCAGGGCGCGCGGCCAGCGCTGTGGGCGATGCCTAGGGCGCGTTCCCCGGCCAGCCCCCCCCCTAGGGCGGAGCCCAGATTCGGCCTTCCCCCCGACCCCGCGTCAGGGCCGATGTCAGGGGCTCACCCCCTACTCTTTGTCCCCGTCCGGCGGATCCTTGTTTTTGTTCATACCTCAATCATGCCAGCATATACAGCGCGTGTCAACCCCAAAACCAAAGAATCTTTTTTCTGAAACGGTATTGCTAATCTGTAGACATACATGTATTCTAGAAGTATCAAGCAACGCAGCTTGAGCTTCCGAAGGAGTGGTTCCCATGTTTGGTCTCGTACACATCACGTCTCGCATATCTTTGACCTTCAAGTACGCCACTAAGCCGGAAGCAGAGCAAGCTTGCGAACGTCTCAACACCAATTGCTCGCACGTCTACTATGAAGTGTTTGCTCTGTAGTAGGGCTTGACAAGCTTGTATCTTATGCCCCAGACTAGTACTACCAACAACTTAGGAGTCACAATGGTCAAGGTCAAGTTCACCGCAGATGTTTTCAACCCCGACACGGAAGAGACGTTCAATGGGTGGGTGGACCCCAACTGGAACTCTTTCGAACTCCGGAGCGAGCCGGAAGACGTTCGCACCTTCGAATTCGATAACATCGATGACGCGGCGGAATTTATCGAAGACGCAATTGGATCAGTCGTCGACAATGGTGACTGGACTTACTACGCGGAAGACTCCCGTATGAATCTGGAGACCGGCGAAGACTGGTCCTACGCTGCACACGTCACCGTCGAGTAGTTGACAAGCATATACCTTAGGCCTTATGCTTAGAGTACCAACAACGAAGGGCACAAAATGTTCACTGCACACTTGATTACAGTCCACTCCGAGACGGACGAAACCGTCCACGTGTTCGGATACCTTGACGGACTCAAGGCATTGGCCGAGGGCGCAAAGATGGCGACTGGCGACTCTGTGGCCGTCACCCACTGGATTGGCCGGTTCTATGACGAACTGACCCTAGGTGAAGCTGTTCGGGCCGTGAGCATGCGCCTCAACGCCGACGGCAAGATGCCCGAGTTTATCCAACGGGCAACCGTCCAGCCGACTGACGTACAGCAACGCTTGAAGTACCTGCGCAGCCAAATTGAGGCCGAGACGATCAGCTACTCTGAGATAGCAGAATTGCAGTCGCTCGTAGAATTCATAGAGCCGGGAGACGTACAGCTTTTGGAATGGGCCGGGGTCGAAGAAAACTAATGGAACGGGTAGAGCTTGACAAGCATATACCCTAGGCTTAGAATTGTAGTACACCAACAACAAAGGAGTTACCATGACTTGGATTGAAGTTGAGCCCGCGTATGGCCGGGACTACAAGAACCAGAAGGAAGTCAAGGCGGCATGGGCCGAGGGCAAAGACTTCCGTGAGACCTCCACGGGCAGCTACACCAACAAGCAAGACGCGGACCGCCTAGGCCTCAAGGTGATCGTGCGCTACGCTAACCGGCTCAAGGTGGTCAACGTCAAGTAATTGAACTCCGGCTTGATCACCCGGCGTTTGCCCTCAACGCAACGTAGGGATCTGTGCCCCGTCGTTTAGCTAGCGAACGTCTAGCTGCGGCGGGGCCTATGTGTTTGTACGTAATGTTGATACAGTTTGCAAAAGACTAGGCAAGCGTGTATAGTAGTAACTACCAACGAACAAAGGAACTGCAATGGTCTTCCGCCTTGACAACACCCTGACCGAACCGCGCAACGTAGTGTACGCAGCCAAGCCTAACGCGGCGCGCATCCTTGACGTCTACCGTCAAGCGACGTTGCAAGAATTGCAAGACGGTTTGGACTGGTACCTTGACGCACACAAGCTGGCCGTGGCCCTCGATCCGGAACGGCCCCATGCAGCTGCCGGGGTACTCGCCGCGCTATCTCCCATGAAGACGTGGGGTAAGAATGTGAACATGGCTGTACGGGCCTACGCGGACGGCTACGCATCGGGCGGTCTGTATGCCAACTGTGCCAAGGCGGACGCGATCATGGCCGGTTCTGAACCGCTCGACGTGCTGGGCGGCAACAAGGTTTGCAATTTTTACAAGGCTATCGCTGATCCGCACGACGGCTCTGCCGTAGTGATTGACCGCCACGCGTTTGATATCGCGGTAGGCCGGATCACTAACGACAAGTCACGGACGGCTCTGTCTCGCAAGGGCGTCTATGACCAGTTCGCACGGGCCTACGTACGGGCCGCTAAGACGATTGAAACTGAGACCGGGCTGGATATCTCGCCCTGCCAGCTACAAGCCGTTACGTGGACTGTATGGCGACGACTCAAGGGCCTTGCTGGCGAGTAGAACTAGTCTAGTCTAGGGCTTGACAAACATATATGTTAGGCCCTAGACTGGTATTACCAACAACGAAGGAGTCACCATGAACAGCATTCCGGGATTCGCAAGCGCGCAACGGGCATGGGAGAACATGGAACCGTCCTATGCGCCCGAGTGTGAGTGCGACTCGCGCTACGACTGCGACACGTGTGGCGACGATGATTACAGCGTGACGGATATCGGCAACGCGTGTACGGATGCGGAGTGCGACGGAACGGTTATCGAAGTACCTAACGGTACGCCCGTTGCCGGATGCCGTGAACACGGATGGTGCACTGGATGCTATGACCGGCGTTGCGAAGACTGCGCGCCGTAATTGTAAAACTTACAAAGGAGTAGTCATGGAACTTGGAAACGCAATGGACGTACCTACGCTTGAGCAATGGTTAGCGGATGACTTACCCCACGCGCTTGTCTCATATCCGGACGAAGATGAGGCTCGACGGGTATCCGAAGCTTGCTACGGAGAACACCTCGACGGACTCAGGGCGGCGCGGGAACTTCTTGACACTCTGTCTCTGTCCCGCAACCAACTTGACCAACTCGCAACCATGATTCTGAAAGAGGACATCTAAATGATTGTAAATATTGCAAGCGCGGTATTGTCCGCTGCACTCGCTATCGGCGGGGTATCCGTCGCGGCAAGCGTTCCGAGTAGTTCGGACATTGTTGCATCGGACTGCGATCCGTCGAAGGACTCGACGTGCAAGACGGCCTACGCCGACTTCTGGGCGAAGGATGCCTATGAGACCTTCAAGTCCACGGTGAAGGATATGCCGGAGCAGGATGTCAAGGATGCCTTTACGGCGACGTACTACGGGACTTATGACACTGCACCGGAGTGGGGCGACGGTTATGCCGTGGTGCCCTCCGACAAGTACGAAAACACTTACCACGTCTTTGTGGTGGTGCCCGGTAACCCGGTGGACTCCACGGTGACGGATGCCGCAGATACGGCGGTGAACGGTTGAGGCGGCTCGCTGCAATAGCAGCAGTGACGCTAGCGCTTAGCGGCGTAGCTGCCCCGGCTCTGGCCGCTGAACCGGTACCGGAGGACCAGAGCTACAGCCTGACTGGTGCGCCCGTAGAGCCGTCCCCTAGTCACCACAAGATCAAGCCACCTGCATCAGGTAAGGGTGACCTATACCAATTGCTCCACGGCGGATTCAAGGATACCGCGCGGGCTAAGGCAACGGACACAACACAGAATGTCCCGGTGCATAGCTCCACGGTCCTGCTCAAAGCCGGGGTCACCATTGCAAAAGTTGCAAAAACGAAAGCTCTCAAACAGCCCAAGCAACCCAAGCAAGCGAAGCAGCAGTCGGCAAAAATAAAGCAGCCGTCGAAGTCCAAGACGACTAAGGCGACGACGGCCAAGCCGTTGATCCTGACGGTCTCACAAGCGACACAGTATGCTTTCGCTAAACCGCCAAAGCCGACAAAACTCAAGATGCGCTAGATGCACGACGTCATGTTCTAGTTGCAAGAATTACAATCGGCCCCGGTCAAAGAAACTTTTGGCCGGGGCTTGACACGTGTATATGTTTATGCGAAAATTGAAGTATGAAGCGGAGGTCCCCCGAGGGACAAGCAGGGAAACGAGAGGAGCCATAAAACGGGGGCGATTATTTTTGGGGTCCTCCGGTGACCCAGCCACGTCCGCTTCATACCTCAATTCTAAGGTCTAAGATACACACTTGTCAAGGGCAAAAGAAATAAAAGAATATCGTCTTTCGGGGTTGCGCGGCAGCATATACCCATGTAAAGTAGAGGCATCAGCAAGGGGCTGAGAGACTTACGAAGGAGTCATCATGACCGCGTGGATCATCACCAAAGACAAGATCGCTGACACGGACTCAACCGAGGGGACCAATGGCAATGCCAAGGGTCTGTGGGGGCCGCACACGGCCTCCGAGAATGACGTGAAGCGCCTCAAGGCCGGTGAAGGTACCCGGTTCCGGATGTTGGATGACGACGGTGAAATCTATTACTACGGGCGCAGGCTCGAAGAGTCGGATGCTGACAAGGGCTACTACGCCGAACCGGAGTTTGCCCCGCTGGATAATTTCGGGACCCCTAACGCCGGTTGCACCGAACTCCAGTATGACTACGGCAAGAAGGACTCAAAGGGCAAGGTGATCTGGGAGTCCCTGTAAAAATTGCAACGGGGGCCTTCGGGCCTCCGTTTTGCTTTGTCTCGGGGCCTAGAGTTTTTGGGGTCCACACTTGTCAAGTACTTGCACACAGCTAGACAAGGTGATATGCTGTTATTACCAGCAACGAAGGAGTTTCCCATGGCTATCGTACATTTTTGGCAAGTAGATAAAACAGACCGCGCCAAGTTTCGCGGGGCATACAAACGGGGCTGGAACTACTCGGACAATCTGGATATCCCGAATCACCAAGGGCTTGACGGTAACCCGTTCAGCGGCGGTGACTTCCGCTATGACGCATGGGAAGACGGCTATATGGATCGCGGGACAGACCGGGAGTATGGTCACCGGCTGGTAGAGCACAACCACGACGTTTGCTTAGGAGCATGATGGAAGCGCACGAGATTGCAAAAGTTGCAACGGACTTACTCGCGACGGGTGACCATGACGAGAAGGTGGACTTTCCTAACGGCCACGGGATCAGCATCATCCGACACCAGTACTCTTACGGAGGGTCACGGGGACTCTTCGAGATTGCGGGTCGGACGCAGGGCGAGCTTGATCTGGGCTTGATCGGAGAGACTGACGGCGGCGTTATCGGCTGGCTTACTCCGCTGGAAGTCTTGGAGCACATGAAGAACATCAGCGAACTGCCCTCGGCAATCGAGGGCTAGACACAATCGCAACGGCCCCTTGTAAAGTTTGCAAGGGGCTTTTGCTGAAGAATGGAGCAGACCATGTATAACCATAAAGTCCCGGCAAGTGAGCTTATGAAGGGCGAACGTATCGTTCTGGCCCCCGGCAAGACGGTTACGGCAACGGGTGACCCGTTTGAGTATGGCGACGGGTGGGCCATCAACACTGAACCTGACGGCGGGATTATGCGTTTGCCCGACGTAGTCACAGTCGAGTCGGATGACTAGGCGTGGATAGGTCTGGCTGGTGTATGAAGCTGCCCGTGACGGAGTGGAACACAGAAGAGCACGACAAGTGTCCGGAACACTTTGCGACGCGGGACTGCGCTTGTGAGTGTGGGCATGCAGGGTCGAGGGCGTTGGCTGACCGGGGCATGGAATTCACGCCATACATCGCGCCCAAGAAAAGACTTGACAACGTTATACCTTAGGCCTTATGCTTAGAGTACCAACAAAGCAAAGGACACAGACCATGTGGATGAATGAGTATGACATCGAAGACGCGTTGAACCGGACCCCTGAGGGAACGAACTTGGAACGCGGCGCACAGATTCTGTACCGTCTCAAGAACTGGACCAACGAGAACTCGGACGGCTGGCCGTACTGGCAGAAGCCGTCTAAGGCCGCTAAAAAGCTGATGGAGTTGCTCTACTGGGCTGACCGGTCGGCACGCTACTCCGAGGACTGCACCGAGGCTGACCTCAAGTCGGCACTGGTCCCGATCAAGTCATTCCTGACGAGACACGGGGTGGAGCACTCGAAGGTGCTCTTGTAAAAATTGCAAAGGTGCAGCCCGGACCATCATGGGGGACAATGATCCGGGCTGCTCTTTGAGCCTACACGACTAGTACTACCAATCACAAAGGAGACGTCATGGAACTGCCGATCACCAAAGAGCAAGCGCATTTCTTGAATCTGGTCGCAAGGGCTGCGAGAGTTTACCGCACAGCTTGTGAGCGGATTCAATCCGACATGAAGCTCAACGAGGAACGGCTCGCCGTCGGAGGCGTACCGAGTGCCATCCGGCCCAACGAGGCAATGGATCTGTCCACGTCGTCGGCACAGCTTGACATGCTAGAGGCCGCACTCTTCACAGTCTTCTTTGACCGTGAGGGTGTGGAGTATGGCAAGATTGTGCGCGGCTACTTCAAGGCGGCAATGACCGCTGCTGATTATGATTACATCATCGCAGCACAAACAACGGACTAGACATGCCGGCTCTGGGTGTGTATACTTAGAGTACCAACAAAGGAGAATGACATGAGCAACGCAGCTGGCAGGAATCGCAAGCGGGATAACGCGGAACGTCTGGGAGCGGTGCAGACACGGGTTCAGGAAACTCTGTCGAAGCTCAATCGCTGGATTGACACGACACAGGGTCAGCTTTCACTAATCGGAGTGGCCTTGGTTTTGGGGCTGCTGGCAAGTTTGATCACGCCGTAGCTTGTCTGGCGGCTGTATATGCTGCTATCATAATTACATAAACCAACAAAGAGGGCTGAACGGGTGATCGAATCCCCGTTCAGCTTTTCTCATTGTGACGCAGGTCTCTCGCTTTTTCTGATATACTTTCAATTACGCCGTCCGACAAATCATGTCGACGGCTATTTTTGTTTCAGAGGGGGTGAGGCTGTGGATAAGGTGTTTGAGGGGGTCAGCGCTTTTCTCTCCGCCGTTGGTCCGGCGGGATATCCGACGTCGCTTTTGGGCGGTGTGCTGATGCTCTTTTACTATCTGCGTAGGTCTGAGGCCGGACTACGTAGTGAGCTTGTTTCGTCGTTGCAAAGATTGCAAAAAGACAAAGAGGCCTTGCAGACTCGCATTGATGCGCTACAGGCAGAGCTCGACGAAAAAGAGGAAGAGTTTGATCGCTTCCGTGCAGCCAACAGAGGTCTAGAAGACAAAGCGTATAATGAATCTAGGCGCGCTGAGGACTTGCTCGATCAGCTTCGCAAAATCAAACGGTCGAAAGAATCGGACTAGCTATGGGTATTCACAGTGAACTTGAGGCCTTGGGTACGGCTCTAATGGTCAAGCGGACAAAGCTTTTGTACTTTGCCTTTGCCTTGCTCTTGTTTGGTGGATTGGGATCTGTAGCCCAGATAGCTAGCTCGACTCAACAGGCCGACGTCGCGGTGAACAACTCGGCGACGATCGCCCCGGCTCTGGCGGATGCTTGCAAAACTTACAATTTTTACAAGGACCATGTCGAGGCTTGCGGAGCAGCTGCCCAGATTACAGCTGACCCTACCAAGGCCGCGACCGTTCCGAATGAAGCCACCGCTCTAACAAGTATCGTAAAACCCTAAGGAAAGTTATGGACACAACTGTATTGCTTAATGTTGTGACGGCTCTGGTAGTCGTCGCTTCTCCGCTGCTCACGTCTGTCTTCACACACTCGGCTATGTCTTCCCGTACGAAGAACTCGATTGCAATGATTGTAAGTCTTGCAATCGCTGTAGTGTATGAGGTTATGACCGGGGGCATCTCCGACTGGACTAATCTGGCCTATGCGTTCCCGATTGTCTACGGACTCCAGCAAGCTGTGTATAATACGCTCTTGAAGTCTCTGGCCACTAACGTCGAGGCTAACATCGGCGTAGCGCCTAAAGGCTCTGGTGCCGCTGTGACGGACGCTGTTGCCCCTACTGCTGACGTCGTGACGTCGGACTCCGCTGCTGTGTCTGCTGCCCCTGTATCGGTGGAGACTCCCGCCAAAGGCTAAGACACCTTGACAACGGCCACCTTCGGGTGGCTTTTGTTTTTGTAGGGGTGGACATTGTGTAGGTTAAGTGGTATGCTTAAAGGAGAGATCGAAGGATCTACCAACGACAAAGGAGATTGATATGTGGGTATTTACGAGTGGCGGCTTTGTGTCCGCCGTGCAGCACCGGGACAATGAGGATCTGGTCATGGTCCGAGCGCGTGACCGTCAGAGCTTGGAAACAATGCTTGAGGGTATCGAGCTTGCAGGAAATGCAAACGGCGAGGTGTTTGATCGTCCGGAGATTGTGACAGTACCCGGCGACTATCGCTGGCGCGTGACGGTCAGCAAGGCCACGTTCGTTCTGTTCCTGCAATTCGAGGTACTGAACTACCTGAACTACGATAACTTCAAGACGGCCCTGACGGCTGCGCGTGGAGAGACATGGCACTCCGCAACCATGGGTGTGTGGGTCAAGATGCTGGCGGTTGACGACGGGCCTACGGAAGAGACCGGGCCGCGTGACCGGGCGTGGGGACTACAGAGTGAATGGTCCCTTGAGGACGAAGACGACGAGAGCTTTTACGAAGGCCTCATGAAGGAAGCGCCGAATGAGTAGGGTTCGCTGGTTTGCAATTTTTGCAAGCGTGTTGGTGGTGACGTCCGGAGTGTTCGCCGTACTGGGTGACTGGGGTGCCGCACAGTATCTGGTGACACTGGCTGTGGTGCTGCTGCTGGCTGAGGCCGTGTTGACGCCCTAGCTGAGACGACGAAATGCCCCGGTCTACCTCTCGGTAGCCGGGGCTTTTCTTGTGGGTTAGAAGCCTTTGATGCAGATGGGGCCGATACCCTGTGCGATGGACTTAGGGTCTGTGAGAGTCCGGTTGCAAATCATGCAGATCCCGGTCTCGCGCCCGTAGGCTGCTGCCTGCTCCTTGGTCATCCGGGTCTCGGGGCGGAGGTTGAAGATTGCGCCCTTGTCATATTCGAACTTGCCGGTGTCGAGGTCGAGCTTCTTTGCGTAGAGTCGGCCTGACTCCTTGCTGCGGGTGACCTTGAATGCGCCTGCGTTGACGAGGTAGAAACCTTCGGTGACGGTGATCTTGGAGGCGGTCATTTCAGTTCCTTTGTTCGGGGTATTCCTTGCTTGTGTAATCAGTCTAAGACCTGGGATACACACTTGTCAACTGTTGGGCAAAAGAAAATCCCCGGCCATGGTGACCGGGGATTCTCGGGGCTTGACTAGAAGCGGATGTTCACGAGGTTGTGAGGGAGGAAGTTATTGTATTTGTGGGAGAAGAGCTCGACTTCGCCGTGGCGCTTGTCGACGATCGTGAGGGTGTTTCCGTTAGTGGGGTCGAGGTGGGCGCGAGGTTCGCCCTTGAGGGTGGTGTGGGTCAGGGTGACGGTGACCTCAGCTGCTTCCATGTATTCCATGATTGCCGGGAGGGAGTGGCCTACGGAGATGATTTGGTCGCGATTCAGGGTGGTCATTTCGTGCTCCTTTGTGGTGTCTTGCTGATGTATCAAGTCTATGGGTTAGATACACAGTTGTCAACTAGTGCTGTTTGAAGGCTGTGTCGCGGTTGAGCTTGAAGGTGTGCCAGACGTTGGGGGTCATTGCAGATTTTACAATGATCGTTCCGGGCTGGGTTGCCGGGGCCGCAGAGTCGGAGCGGAGGTAGGTGTCTCGGAAGGTCTCGCGCAACTCTACGGACGTGAGGTCAGTGGTCCAGCCGATTGCAAGATTTGCAAGGGCGTCTTGACGAATGGCCGGGGTGTCGATCCGTGTGTCCTTGATATCGACGCAGTACGGGGACTTTTCAGGGGCTGCAATCTTGCCACACAGTGCTACGCGCTGCTCATACGTTAGAGGTGCGAGGCTGGGTGCTGGCTGTGTCTGTACGGGCTTAGTAGCGGCTGGGGTGGGTGTCTGGACCTTGACGGGCTGAGGGGCCGGGACAGGGGCAGCTACGGGCTGGGGGACGGCGATTGCCGGGGTGTTCGCCGCAGAGTTTGCAAGAGGTTCGGCGGTCTGGCCACAGGTGAGGTTTCCCATGGTTGTGCAATCCCAACACGGCTCATCCTCTTGGCATGTAGGGGCCGTGATCGTATCCAGTGGGGCGGCTACGGGGGCCGGGGTGGTGGACGGCGTGGGTGTGGGGGTAGGTGTTGCTGTGGGGCGAGCAATCGGGGCTGTGGTGGAGGACTCGCGAGTGGGGGCCGGGGTGGTAGGTGTTGAGGTGGTGCAACCGGTCAGCGCGAGGGTGGTAGCTACTGCGACTGCTGCGAGGGTGGGGACGATACGCATGGCTTGATCCTTTGTTTGCTGTGGTTTGCTGCTCTGTATTCAGTATGAGGCATAGATACACACTTGTCAATAGATGCTTTAGGGCAAAGCAAAAGCCCGCCACTTAGGTGACGGGCCTTGCAGGTAGGGTTAGGCGTACTGGACTACTGTTTCGCCAACTCCGATGGTGTACACGGCACGTTCGCCGCGCTCCGTTGCAATGAACATAGCGGCGTTGAGGGACTCAAAGGCGTCGGCTGCGTCGAGGATGACTAGGCCGTTTTCGATCCACGTTCCGATGTAGGAATCACGGGCGAGGACTGACATACGCCGGATGTATTCGGCTGCGAATTCTTCGGTGAAGTCATCCACGGGGATGGAGGTCTCAGGGACTCGGTTGCCCGTGATGTCGGTTGCACCTCCGACGAGGGTTACGGGGGTGGTCTCAAGGGTGAGCGTCTTGGGGTTCATAGTCGCCCCACCTTCGGCGAGGGTGGCAGAAACGAGGATCTGGGCAGCTGAGGTGAAGTCCATTGTGTGTCCTTTGTTTGCGTGGAACCTGAGGTTTTCGTGTGCAAGACTGCGTTTCATCATCTGAATCACTCCGTATGTCTGTGTTTCTTGCTGATGTATTAATTATTGCACTAAAGATATACAGTTGTCAAACTACTTGGCACGTCTTGCTGCGAGTCGGGCTTGGTATTCAGCGGCGAACAGCTGCCAGTCACGGGCGAGCTTGGGGTCATTTTCCGCCCTCATTTCGGCGTAGACGGCGTCACCAATTTTGCGTGCCCGATTGTCGATGATGTCGAGGATGGTGAACCGGACACCGGCAACTAGGACGACGATTGCAACAATTGCAAGGCCGATCACGGTTCCGAGCCCGCCGCCGTGCTGGTTTCCTGTGACTGCGACGAGGGTTGCGATGTTCATGATCGTTCCTTTGCTTGGGTGTTTCTTGCTGATGTATCAAGTCTATGGGTTAGATACACAGTTGTCAACTAGTAGGCAAAGAAAAATCCCGGCTGGTTGGGCCGGGACTTGTTAGGTGGTTAGGCGGTGAACGCTGCGTAGATCCTTAGTGCGAGGCCGACGACGGCTAGGGCTGTTGCTCCGAGTGTGAGAGTGGTGAGGGCGAACAGGGCGGGGATGATAGCGAGCGTTTCCACTTTGTTCCTTCGATTGTTGGTGGTGTACCAACAATATGGGGGCTGGGGTGGAGTGTCAAGGGCGACGGAACAGTTTCCGGATTGCTCGGGCTGCGATGTGTGGTGGGGTAGGGATGGTGTGGAGGTCGGCCCGGACTATCTGGCGACGCTGGACAATGGGGGTGCAATGCTCGGAATTGCAATTTTTGCAATCGGCGGCGTCGGGTGCTGTGTGGACTTGCTGGATTAGGCCAGTAGTGGTGCAGACGATATCCCAGACTATTTTGGGGGTGGGGTAGTCGGCTGGCATGCACTCGTCCCCGGTGTAGCCAATGAGGCGGGCAATGAATAGCCAGCGCTCGTCATGGGCGTGCTCCTTGCCCCGTCCCCTGTACGCGTGGGCAATCTCGTGGAGGACAAGCTGCGTAAGCTGCTCTTGATCGTAGGCTTGGGTGAACTCGACGGAGAGCTCTATGAGGTGTTTCTTGAAGTGTGTGAGGGCTGCTGTCTTGGTGTTATTCATGAAGTCGAGGCGCCATGCTGACAGACCATGCTTGATCATGAGGTTGCGAGCGTGTCGACGGGCTGCTGTGGTGTTCATGTTGGGTGGTGTCCTTTGCAAGAATTACAGAACCCCCGTCTTTCGACGGGGGCTGTCGGGCTAGGCGTTGCGAGGCTGGATCACGTGGAAGACGTGATAGACATCTGGTGAGGTCAAGGACCGTACGTTCAGGTAGGTTGGTCCCCAGTTGACGGGGCCGGTGTAGCTGCCCTCGTATGAGGCCACGAAACCCTTGAGGATATCGGCGCGTGAGGTGCCACCAATAGGGGCGGCGTAGGCGTTATATGCGTCCTTTGCCCAGTAGTCTCTGACGTCGTCAGAGCATCCGAGGTAGCCTTGATCGGCGCAGGTTTGGGAGGCCTTAATAATTCCGGCGTCCGCTGCTGTGGAGGTGTCGGTACCGGCTGGGTCGACGGGCTGCGAAATTCCGGCTGAAGATTTTACCGGCTGCTGGACGGCTACGTTTGTCGGGTGATTATTTAGGACGGCCAACGAAACGACGGCTGCAAGAATTGCAACGTAGTAGAAAACGGCCTTCGCAATCTTGGTGTGAATATTCATGGTGTGCTCCTGTGGGGTTGTCCTGCCTACACCTCTAAATATACACCCCTGTCTAGTGGGTTGCAAGGGCAGGGTGAAACATCTTTGTGTGTTGTGTCTTGTGTAGGTGGTGGGTGTGAGGGCTGTGTAGGCCTTGGCTGTAGGAGGTGGAGTGTGAGGCTCTGTCACTGTGTCTCTGTGTGAGGTTGTGTGTAGCTCTGTGTCAGGGCTGTGTGTAGGTGGTGCTCTGTGTGCCTCTGTTGTGAGGCTCGTGAGTGTGCCTCTGTGTGAGGCTGTGTCAAGACTAGGTAGGAGTCTTGTGTTGTGAGTGTTGTGTGAGTTCTTAGTGTTGTGTCTCTTGTCTCTTGTCTCTGACAAGCTGCGCCCGAGGACTCGCCAGCTGGCCGGGGCCGTACGGCATGCTTGCCTTGTAAGTTTTGCAACATTTGCAATGCCGTCTGCGGAACGGCTGGGATGCGGTTGCGGTGTTTTTGAAACGAATCGGGGGGTGCCGCTTTTACCATCGCGGTACCCGCTCTCCAAATTTCCAAAAAATATTCGTTAGCATACACCCATGTCAACCCCTTGCGAGACACCCTTGACACCGACTTGACCTCCATGTACCTTTGAGCTATGAAAACATTTGAAACCGCCCACAACGGCGACACACTCCTGAAAATCGACACCGACACCATCGAGATCGACTCCCACGGTACGGGACTAGATTTCACCCCAACGGAGGATGACCGCCTCCACATCGCGCTGGCCCTTCTCGGCGAGGCTCCACCTCTGGATGAAGCTTACGGCTCACCCGAGGAAATAGCACACGACATCTCCCAGTCGGACGGCGAGATCCGCTACCGTGCCATCGCGGCACTGGAGGCCCTCTCCATCCGGCGCGAGATCATCCTCAAGAAGGCCAAGGAGCGTGAAGAGCGCGAGTCCCGCACCCGTGCAGAGGCCAAGCTCCGGCTGCGCCAGATCCACCTGCTGGAGGAGGCCTACCTCTCCACCCAGCCCAACCGGGCCAAGCGCCAGCGCACACAGGCCACGCAGAACATCGCCGAAGCCTACTACAACGCCGGAATGCGTGTGGACGACCCAGAGCTCGAAGACACCTACGACGAAACGAACGAGGCCTAAGGAACCTCACACCCGCACCACCAACAACGAACCTGACTAAGGTACACAGGAGTCCTTGCATTCGAGTGGACGGTTGGCTATACTAAGGGAAGAGCCAACACCCACCGACCCCCCAGAAATTCAAGGACACCACGTATGTACGAGAAGTTTCAGAACAAGACGTCACCATCTCTGATAGTCGAGGCCCTCTTCTACAAGGAAGACGGCAGCAACCAATCGGAGGTGGTGGCGTTTTTGTCGTCCCGCATCAAGGCCAGAGCCATTGCCGCCGAAGGCACTACGGTCGTCATCCGGTTCGGAGGCTTCAGGGCCAACGACTACCGCATCTACCCCGGATTCAGGGCGGTCGCATACCCCGACAAATCTTTTGCCGTACTGACCCAGCAGTTCTTCGACGCCAACTACCATCCACTGCCCACGGGCGGACACTACGTCGCCAAGACCGACGGTTACCTCAAGGACGCGCTGGTTGTCGAGGCCCACTACTACCTCCCCGACGAAAGTAACGCCGTCGACGTCCGGCGTTTCCTCGATAACCGGCTCAACAGGCTCTCCATCTCCACGTCCACCGTCAACCACAAGACCGGGGCATCACTCCCAGCCATCGGTGCGGTACAGGACAGGGGTGACTCCATCTCCACCACGTGGGTCTACCCCGGACAGGTCGCCATCGTCCACGGAGAGGACCCGACCGTGGTCTTCGCACTCCCTCTCGACCGCTTTCACGATCTGTACATACCGGTCGAACTCACCAAGTTCCCGTCTCCTCTCCCAGTTGAAGAGAAGACCAAACCTGTGTATCATGATATCCAGACGTACCGCCGCCTGAGCGAGACACAGGCCCCCTTCACTGTTTACGCGATGCAGTACGAGCCCGAGCGAAACTACATCCTCCTCCGGGACATGCTCTCCCCCTACGGGGACACCTTCCAGCACCTCCACGACACCACGGCCCTCTTCCTCCACGACCCCAGATACATCGAAGTCTTCAACGCGCCGAAGGACTCCACCGTCCCGGTCACCGTCCGTCCCGGAGACTGGGTCACCATCACCCGGCGCGACAACGAGCTCCCGCACTTCTGCATATACAGCACCAGCGTCTTCCGCACCATCTTCACCCCGCACGACTTCACGAAAAAGGTCACCATGCCCGCCGAAAAAGCAGACCACCTCTACAAGGCCGACCTCCTCACCTCTCACGTCCCCGCCGAATCCGACTACTCCAAGAACCTCAGCAGTGTCTACGACGCCCTCGCGATCCTGCGCGTGAACCCCCGCGAGCAGGACTTCGAGTTCGCCGCCAAGGAAATCATGGAACTGCTCGCCTACGCCTACAACGAGGGCTTCGCTCTCGGCCTGACCACCGCCGAGACCAACCCGTATCAGAACTAGTCATGACAATTTCTCACGAAGAATTCGTCAAACAATACGACGAACTTTATCAAGACACCCTCGACTGGGTCGAGTCCACTGCTCTTCCCGATGCCGCACCGCTGGATGAGCGCTACGAGTACGTCCGGGAGATCATGGCCCTGCTCGAACTGGCCTACGACAAGGGCTTCACCAACGCCGAATATCAGGACTCCGGCTACTCCGGCGTCTCCGGCTGGACCAACTTCAATCCCTACCGAAAGAAGCCATGATGCTACCGTTCAAGACCCCGATGATTCTGGTCCCCACGAGTGCCAAGCGAGGCGGCATCAGCTACACGCGCACGGAACGGCCAACGCCCGAACCCACGTTTGACGAGCTCGATGCCGAAGTCCTTGAACCATCGGTGACTGCCGTCAACGAAGGCTACATCGACGTCCGCTTCGTCTTCGGGCGCGAGATCGATCCCGACATCAACGGTGTATACCTTTGGCGCGTCGAACGTATTAACGACGCCCTGCCCGAAGGCACGACCAAGGACGACATCGAGTACGCCATCCACACCTTCTGGGACGACCCCCACGAACTGGTTAGCGACATCTCCGATGCCTTCAAGGGTGTCCTCTGATGGGTGCGCCGTGCGCCGCAGTCTTTGCATACACCGAAACAAAGCACAAGACCACACGCATCCTGACATCCACCTGCCTCACGTGCCACAACCCCGTCGCCTCCAACCTGCTGAAGTCCCAAGAGGAGCTTTATTACTGGTGCGACACGGTCATCACCGTGGAGGACGCCAAGGCCCAGATGAAAGAGCTCGAAGACTGCCACCGTGCAGGTATCACCTACAGCGCCTACATGGGCATCCATGAGAACGGAACCGACATGACCCCCGAAGAATACGTCGGCGTGACCAACGCCCTGCTCCGTCTGGAGGGCCTCAATGCCTAAGCACTACATGGACATCCGGATCACCTTCTCCAAGGAGACCGACGAGTACGATCCCGACTACACCTACTTCGTCCCGAAGAAGGCCTACCAAGTCGAGTCCACCCTGCCCCAAGGCGCGGGCGAATCCATCGCCGAAACGTGGGCGCAGTCCGACCACTACATCCTGCTCTCCCCGGAGCTCATCATCGAAGCACTATGCGACAACCGAACGGACCTGACCCGATGAACGAAGACACCAACGACGACCTCCAGCCGCTCCTCGGAGCAGTCGGCCCCTACCTCGACCTGACCACCGGCCCGACCAATCCCGTCGAAGAGGACGAGGAGCCCTACCCGGCAGATTACTACGACGCGGGCGACTCCGACTACTGGGAAGACGAAGAACAGTGAGCCACGACAACTACATGAACCCGCTCTCTCGCCGAACACCTACCATGACCGTCGCCGCCATCCTCGAATGGCTCGACCTTGAGATCGCGTTCCTCCAGACGATGCACGACGCCCAGCCCGAGCCTCTCGCGAAGATCATCAGCTTGGGCGTCATCGTCCACCTCACCGAGATGAAGGATCAGCTTCAGGAACACACCCTCCGGCGCATGGACGAGGACACACAATGATCCAGATCATGAACGCCGGTAGCGGCGCAGGCAAGACGTACGCCCTGATCCAGTGGGTCAAGGAGAAGGACAACCGCTACATCGTCGGACTCAACGCGCAGACCGGCGACATCATGGCGGACGAAGGCCTCTCCCATAAGTTCATACACTACGTCGATGCGAAGGACCACCTCGAAGGCCTTACCGACCCGTCCGGTGTGGGAATTGCCTTCGACAACTTCGATTGGGTATTGCCGGGGCTTTTGTTCGATGCATACGGAGTCAACGTCGATCAGGCAGAGATCATCCTGTCTACGAACCTCCCCGACGCCGACCTGCTCCCTAGCTACGGGATCAGGGTCCTCAACGGCCCGTACGCCGCCAACCTCATCAAGATGTACGGAGACAAGAAGTGAAGCTCTACATCTGTGGACCCATGTCCGGGATCGAGTCCTACAACTTCCCGGCCTTCGACGCAGCCGCCGAGCTCCTGACTTCACACGGCTATACCGTCTTCAACCCTGCGGAGAACGACCGCGCCAACGGCTTCGACTTCACCGGCCACAAGGGGCACGAGGCGATGTCCCTCGGCTTCGACCTGCGGACCACCCTCAAGCAAGACCTCAGCTGGATCTGCGACCACGCGGACGGACTGGCCTTGCTTCCCAACTGGGAGTACTCCAAGGGTGCCAACGCCGAGATCTATCTGGCCGCAGCCCTCGGGATCTTGGTCTACCCTGTCAGTGCGTGGCTTTACACCAAGGAGGACATCTTGGTATGATAGAAAACATGACAAACGATACAGAGTTCAAGGTCGGCGACAAAGTTTTTGTCGCACTATCCAAGTACGACCCCTTCTACGCCGGGTACCACCTCAAGCGGGCCACAATCGTCAGCACCGAGGAGCCGGACTCACACTACACGCGCGGCACCGGACACCGGGTATTGTTCGAGGACGGCACCACCGTCCGGGTGATGGGTCACGAGCTCAGGCGGCGGACCGAAGACCCCGTCACCGTGCCCGTACCGGACACACCAAAGAAGACCCAGTACGCCATCACCGTAGACGTACACGGCCTTGACGAGCTTGTCAGGATCGTCGCGCTACATGCATGGGACCACGATGTCTCGGAATCCGTCCGGAACGCCATCCTCAGCGCCAAGCCGGTACCGTCATGACCGAGGCCTACCACGATCTGGTTCAGCAGATCGTACGCTCCTCCCTCACCAAGTACTCGCAGGACGTGGACCGGATGTGCTGGCGGGCGCTTCAGGCAGGCTGCGGGGTCCGTGTCGACCACTACGACGGAGGCTACACGATCGCCGTCGATCCTCAGGTGCCTGCGCTGGAAATCCACCAATACGGACCCTGAGTGCCCGTCTTTACCCGCCCAGATGACTACTCGTGAGTAGTTAACTAAACAGGTTGGAGGAATGTTCTGCGACACGCCGAATAAGGGTTTAGAGCACACCCCAAGTGCTGCTAGGGTAGTCCCAGTCACGAATTAAGTCTGCTTATATGGTCCAGTTGACATATGTATGGCCTACCTTTTGACATATGTATCACAACAGGTCTGGACTAGTTACTCTCGTGAGACTAGACTTGTAAGATATACAACCAAGTTGTCACGGAGTCAGGCGCTGAGGGGCGATTCGTGGCATTATTACCTTGATACACACTAGGAAACAATGGACATCGCTTCAATGGTCTCAATCCGGGCGGGGATCGCGTCAGCACGCGCAGATTTCATCACTCTCTACGGATTCTACGACGGAACCGTCTCGCTCGACATGCTGGATGACTTCCTTTCGCTCGCGGACCTCTTCGAGGACCCGCTGGCGGGCCGAGCATGGTCCCGCACCGTGTGCCGGGAAGTCTACCGGCTCGAATCTCTCTTCGTATAGGCTAGTTTTTCATGCCACTCTCTCTCTCTCAACCACCTTCTAATGCCTAAGGAACCGTATAATGACTAGCGAATATCCCACAGAATTTAATGTAAACGGCCTCGTGATCTTCGATCTGGCCGATCTTCCCGAGGTCACCGTCGAGGATGACCGTTTTGTCTGCGGAAACACCTCCCTGACACGTTCCGGGGCCTCCCTCAGCTATGACGAGCTCCGGATCAAGGCCCAAGAGCTCTACTCGATCGCCATGACCATCCGGGACCTGAATATTTCGCCCGAAATGGAGCGGATGATCACCATCATCCTCGAAAACACCGACCACAACCGCGAGGAAGCCCGAGAAATCGCCCTCGGCATGCTCCAGAACGGTGTGACCGTTGACGCCTGAACCCGAAAAGAAGACCAGTCCCGAGGAAGTCGCCCGTCTGGCCCGCATGACACTCCAGATGCTCGCCGAGACGCACGTCATTGTCGAGAAGGAGGAGTTTGCGGACCTCATCAGCGAGAATCTGAGGCTCGCAGAGGCCCAGATGTGGGATCTGATCCTCGACAGCTACGACAAGGCACTCGAAGGGCTCACCGGGCACCTCAGTGCCGAGCGTCTGAAGGGCCTCGACCTCGGCAAGAGGATCCTTGAGCGCTTCCGCGATGTCTCCATGGGGGAACTCGACAGGGTGCATGAGGAAAATGCGCCCAAAATTTAGCAAAAATACCTATAAACATATATACTTGTCAACTAAATAGCCCCACAAAGGCCTCCCGAGATGCTCTTCCACCTTCTCCGGAGGCTTTTGTGTGCCCCGTATTTACGGCACATTTACAAGAAAATACCGTCATTTTGCCTTGAAACCGCGTCTTTTTCAACATATCCACCCTAACTATTGACGAAAACTTGATTCCTGCATATACTTACAGGAGACCAACCAAAGGACAGCATGGATAACTTACTGATAGCCCTCATCCTTGCCTTGGTGGTCGCGGGAATTCTGTACCCGTTATTCAAGCGTGACCTCAAGGCCTCCCGTGACACGTTCCAAGGCCCGAAACCAGAGTCGGACTTCATCCGGCTGATGAAAATACTGAAAGACAAGATCAAGAAATGACCCACGCCACCACTGACATCGACTACGCCGTCGTCTTCGAGGAACAGTCAACCCTCAACCGACTCTTCTCAGCCCACCGAGGATCCTCCGCACCCACACCGAATCCTGCACACTTCGAGCGGGTCCCGACAGACACCATGGCGATCATCATCTTCTTCGGCAAGCGCTCCCGAACCTATTTCATGGCCGAGACGGACTTCACCTACGGGTTGAACACCTACGGCAGATTCTCCCCGGCAGAGACCCGCGAGCGTACGGTCACCGACTGGGTGTGGGTCTGATGTCACACAGTTTCAACAGGATCACCCCGTCCACGATTGCCTACAAAGACATCGGAGCCGTTCTGTACTGCATGGAGAAGCACGCCTCCGCCATGCACCGTCTCGGCACGATCGCCGCAGTCGCCCCTTACGAGACCAGCGACGGTAAGGATAACTGGAACCAGTGCGGGGCGAAGATCGAGTTCACGGACGGCAGCTACAAGCAGATCAACTCCACAGACTCGACCACCTACCACCTGCTGCGGATCACGCATCCGACACCAGAACCAAAGCCCGCCCCTAACATCGGCGTCCTGCGCTCCACGGCCATCCGAGCCGCCAACAAGGTCGTCGGCGCACAGCTGGACTTCGACCTGCGGCCCGACAACCCGAACGGCGCAGCCGCGATCGAGATCGCCGAATACGAATTCGATGCAGCTGTCCGCAAGCTTGCCGAAGCACTGAACTCAACCACCGATTAACGAAAGAATACAATGATTCTTGTCTGGCTTCTCACCTGCATCCTCCAGTCCCTAGCCTTTGAGCCCGCAGTCCTGTTGTGGCACTGGTTCGGGGACAACGTCCTGCTCACCGTACTGATGCTCATCTTCCTCGCATGAGCGGCGAAGCGAGGCTCGGCACCTGCGCCTCCTGCAAGCAGGAGATGATCCTGACCGACACCGACTGCTGGCACCCGTGGCAAGTGGAGCGCCCCTGCCCACCGGAGATCCATGTCAACGGCCACTGGATCGCCGCATGGGGCAGCGTGGGCCGTCCCGGTCGTGACTTCTTCGTAGAGGACGAGAACCAACCCCAACCAGAGGAGGACGAATGCCTGCAACCCAAGTTGTTCTGAAAGTGCTGGTCAGGGATGCCTTCAGGCTCCCGCCCACGCCCGACACTAACTACGACAACGACATCAGCAGCGAGGAGTACCAGAAGTACGCCGACGAGTACAAGGCCGCTTCCGAATGGTGCGGGGCCAACCTGTATGACGGGGTCGACTCTCGGGACGTGTACTACTACTACCTCCAGAGAGGCGAGTTCTTCGCCTCGGATGACTACTGGATCGTCAGGAACACCGGCGGAACCTTCAGCGCGTACACCGACGAAGAGGCCGAGGCAATATTTACGGAACTGAATCAATGATTCTCCTCTACGCCCTCGCGGCACACTTCGTCGGCGACTACCTTCTCCAGACCGACTACATGGCGCAGGAGAAGGTCAAGCGCTGGCTCCCGGCCATCCTGCACGGCATCACCTACACCATCCCGTTCGCCTTCCTGACCCAGTCGCCGCTCGCGCTACTGGTCATCGGCGGCACTCACATCGTGATCGACCGCTACCGTCTGGCGAAGTATCTGGTCTGGTTCAAGAACCAGTTCGCCCCCAAGGCCTTCCGCCCGCCGATGACCGCCACCGGCTATGGCCCGGACAAGCCGGACTGGATGGCTGTTTGGTTACTCATTCTCAGCGACAACATCGTCCACATCCTGATCAACGCTGCCGCCCTCACGTGGCTTACCTAGAAAGAAACATCTTGTCCGAAAACGAAATCCTAGAGCCCGTCGTCATTCCGACAGCAGAACTCAAAATCGTCCTCGACTGGGTCCAGTCGGAACAGATCCGCATCCTCAACAGTGACCGCACCCTCGCCCGCAAGCGCATCCACAAGGTCGATTACCTGACCGATATCCGCGAAAATCTTGTCCACCTCCGCGAGCAAGCCGAATACGACAACCGCGAAGTCAAAACCCTAAACTACTTCACCGGGCAAAGAATCGAATACGAGCGCGAGCGCGTAGCAGCCGAGACAAAGAAGTGCGTCAGCTTCGTTGAGTGCACCTGCGATAAGAAGCACTGACCATGGACTTCGCCCCGCTCTTCGGCCTCATCATTTGTATCACCGTCCTGTTCTTCCTATGTGTCGTCACCTTTGCCGCCTACGTTTTCGTACGCGTCTTCAAGGCACAGAAGACGATGCACAAGAAGTTCGACACTTTCCGTAAACTGTAATAACAATCCTAGGAAATCATGGCATCTAAACGCTATACAGTTATTTTTTGGGCCGTCCTGCTGGTGGCCAACATCTACTCTTTCATTACATACATTGTTGAAGGATCCGTCATCGGCATCATCTTCGCCCTCATCGGTGTGATTCTCAGCGCATGGCTGACGTGGGACGCCTACCAGAACTACAAGGCCGAAAAATGGGCCGTAAAGACCATGCAGAACTTCTACATCACCATCAACAATGCTGAGACGGACGCCAAGGAGGCTGCGGCCAAGATCGCCCAAGATATCCAGCACACCCTGAGGGACAAATGACGCGCATCCTCATCACGGGCTCCCGCGACTGGACTGACATCAACAAGATCACCGAAGTCCTCAGGGGCGCATGGATCGTCGCTGGACACCCCGACGACATCGTCCTCGTGTCTGGGTCCTGCCGCACCGGGGCCGACGCCATTGCCGAGGAGGTCTGGGACCGGCAGGGCTTCCCGATCGAATCCCACCCCGCAGACTGGTCCCTCGGCAAGCAGGCAGGGTTCGTCCGCAATGCCGAAATGGTATCCCTCGGAGCGGACGTCTGCTTCGCCTTCATCAAGAACGGCTCCAAGGGCGCAACCATGACCGCCAATCTCGCGGAGAAGGCCTTGATCCCGACCTTCCGGTTCACGGAGACCAGCGATGACTGAGCCCACCGAGCGCCCGCAGCTGGACCCCGCAGACATCTACCGCCCGCCCTTCATCGGTCGAGCCTTCTACGACGTCGACCCCGCGACCGGAACGGTTGACATTTTCGAATAGCTGGGTATGATTAGCGTATGCTTATCACTCCAGACCTCAAAGGCCGTGTGTACTTCAAGAACGGCAAATACCACTGGGTAGTCAAGGCCCCCAACGGAAACACCATGGGCAAAGGCGAAGAGATCCGCCTCGCCCCTGCATTCCAGAACGCGCACGATTTGGTCCACGCGACCCAGATATGGATGATGCTGGGTCGCGGGGACCTTCTTGCGCAGACCTACAAGCTTGAATGCGACTTCGTCCCGCGAAACCGTACCGGATTTTGACAGAATAAATATACAAGGATATGCTTACTTCATGATTACATTCAAGGCCCGCACGTCCAACGGCGAGATCATCAACTCCGCCCTCTCAGGCTTCACTTTCCCGGCAGGCGAGAAGCACATCAAGCGTGAGGAGCAGCGCGAACTCGAACCTGTCGAGATCGCCATCTTCCAGCCCGATGCTTACTCCATGCACGACGACCTGTTCGAACTGGCCATGTGGGCTAACTACGTCCTCATCGAAAATTCCAAATCCGTTCTCATCGCCCCCTACCTCCCCGGCGCACGTGCCGACCGAGGGAGGCCCTTCGGGGCCAACGTCTACGCGGACTTCATCGGCGAACTGTGGATCGATCAGGTCATCACCTACGACCCGCACTCCTCGACCATCGTGGAGCAGCTGAAAATGTGTCAGTACGATGACGCCATACTCACCGTCGTCTACCCCGAAGAGCTCCTGAACACCCGCAATGCCGGGATCGTCATGCCGAACAAGTACGACGGTATCATCGCCCCGGACAAGGGTGCACACGGCAGGGCTTCCGGCGTCGCCGGTGCCTTCGGGATCCCACTCTACACTGCCGAGAAGCAGCGAGACTTCGAGACCGGCAAGCTCTCGGGCTTCAGCATCGAGCGCCCGGAGACCGGACACTTTCTGATAGTGGATGACATCTGCGACGCCGGAGGGACCTTCCTCGGGCTGGCCGGAGTCGTTCCGGAAGGCGTCAAGCTGGACCTCTATGTCTCGCACGGCATCTTCTCCAAGGATGCCCTGCGGAACCTGCCCCAGAGTTTCGTCAACATCTTCACCACCAACTCCTACGCCCCGCTGCGCCTGCTGGATGACCACGGAGACTTCGGCGACCAGTTGTCGAGGGACGTGTTCCGGCGCATCGACATCATCCGTCCGCTGCTTGACCGTATCTCGATTTGACAATCTAAAGATACATAGATACATTTAGACCAACGACATAAGACAATTGAAAGGGAACAATGTTTACGATTAACCCGCTTCTCCGCACGGATAGTTACAAATTGTCTCACAAAGACATGTACCCCGAGGGCTTGGAGCACGTAGAGTCCAACTACACCAACCGCAAGTCCCGCGTCGACGGCGTCAACCACGTCGTGAACTTCGGCCTTCAGGCATGGCTCACGGACCTCACCGAATCCTACGAGGCGTTCTTTGCTGCCGACAAGGACACGGTCATCGAGGAGTTCAGGAAGAACACCGAGACCTTCGTCTCCCCCGGCTACAGCCTGACCGAGCTTGAGGACCTGCACGACCTCGGCTACCTGCCGATCCAGTTCTCTCAGGTCCCGGAAGGTACGCTTGTCCCCATCGGCGTCCCGTCCATCCTGATCAAGTCCACCCACAAGGACTTCGCATGGCTGGTCAACTACCTTGAGTCCGACCTCTCCGCTGGCATCTGGCACACGTCCACCGTGGCAACCCTTGCATGGGCTCTGCGCCGCTCCTTCGAGAAGGCCGCTCGCGAGACTGGTGGTGCCCCCGGTGCCGTCGACTTCCAGCTGCACGACTTCTCCTACCGTGGACAGGTCAACCGCGAGGCCGCAGCATCCTCCGGTGCCGCACACCTGACCTCCTTCTTCGGCTCCGACGCTGTACCGGCTGTGCCGTGGGTCAATTACTACTACCCCGGCGAGGACAACGGCCTGATCGCCGCCTCCGTCCCTGCCACGGAGCACTCCGTGATGTGTGCCGGTGGTAAGGAAGACGAGATCGAGACCTTCCGCCGCCTGCTCAAGACCTTCCCGACCGGGATCCTGTCCATCGTGGCCGACACGTGGGACCTCTTCAAGGTACTCACCGAATACCTTCCCGTCCTCAAGGACGAGATCTTGGCCCGCGACGGTAAGTTAGTCATCCGCCCGGACTCCGGCGACCCGGCTGACATCATCTGCGGAACAGCCCTCGCAGGAGAATACCGGAATGAGACTGACCCAGAGCAGTTGGGCGCTATCGAGCTCCTGTGGGACACCTTCGGCGGTACTGAGAACGAATCTGGATATCTGGAACTAGATTCTCATATCGGCCTAATCTACGGCGACGGTATGTACAAGGAGCGCATTGAGGACATCAACTCCCGTCTCAAGGCCAAGGGCTTCGCCTCCACCAACTGGGTGGCCGGTATCGGATCCTACTCCTACCAGATGGTGACCCGCGACACCTTCGGCTCCGCCGTCAAGGCCACCTACGTTGAGGTCAACGGCGAAGGCCGGAACATCTTCAAGGACCCGAAGACGGACGACGGCACCAAGAAGTCGGCCACGGGTCGATTGGCGGTCGCCCACATGGCAGACGGAAACCTGTACCTCATCCAGAAGGCCACGGACGACCAGATCAAGAACTCCGTCATCCAGCCCGTCTGGGAGAACGGCAAGTTCCTCAAGACGTACTCCTTCGCCGATGTCCGCGCCAACGTCAAGCGCACCACCGGTATCCTCGAACGCAACGGAAGCATCTAACACATGGAACTCACAGGCAATGTCGTGCTCGCAGGCGACTGGCATGGAAACGCCCCACAGGCGTTGAATGTCATCGACTACGCCGTCCGCGAGGGCATCAAGACGATCATCCAGCTGGGCGACTTCGGTATCTGGGAAGACGACAAGCCCTATCTCATCAAGCTGGAGAAGCGTCTGGCCGAGCACGACATTGTCCTGTATTTCATCGACGGCAACCACGAGAATTTTCCGCGCCTCTACGCCAAGAAGGTTCAAGAGGACGGTACCCGCAAGGTACGGGACCACATCTTCCACCTCCCACGGGGCTTCCGCTTCACATGGGAGGGTTACAGTGCCCTCGCGCTCGGAGGGGCAGCGTCCATCGACAAGCCCTTCCGGCGCAAAGGACACAGCTGGTGGCCCGAGGAACTGATCACCGAGGATGACATACAGGCTGCGATCGCTGGAGGTAAGGTGGACATCCTTCTCGCCCACGACAGCCCCCTCACCGCCCCCAACTCGGTGACCGACGACCCCTACGGACAGGCCGAGGCCTCCCGACACTTCGGCGGTGACATGGTGTTCATGTGTAACGAGCACCGCAGGACCCTGCAACGCGTCACCGACGTCGTCACGCCCCGTCTTGTGTTTCATGGCCACTACCACATGGCGATGTTCGGGTCCTTCCGGCACGAGGACGAGGACAGGACCCCCGCCCATGTTTACGGACTGGATCAGGGTACCGGCAGGCTCGTCAAACATACCGTCACCCTCAAACCCGACTGGGTCGCCGAAGCGTTGTCAAACCTTGACAACACGCAATAACCTGATATACTAAGGAGCATGAATACCATGACAGAAAAATCAACCCTACCGGAGCTCTCCGATGCTACCGTAGCGCAGTTGAAGCGGCTCCGAGACACCGACCGCCCAGCCTTCTACGAATACGTCGCCTCGCTGCGCAAAAACAAGTGGCCGCTTCGTGCCATTTCACAGCCTCTGGGCGTCTCACGCTCGATCGTGCAGATCTGGGAGAACAAGGTTCCCGAGAACTCACCGCTGCCCGTCACCGAGCAGCTGCCCAAATCCATCGATGATCAGGTGAAGCCCATCTACCTGCGCTACGAGCTTTCGGACGAAGAGTCGACAAAGATGTACGTCTTGGCCCGCGAAGCCTCCAAGGTGCGCCGGTTCACCGACTCCGACTCCCCGGCCCGTGAAGCCGCTCTGGAGCTCGAAGAACTCCTGCATTACCACAAGGAGCGGGGTGCCTCTTTGAACACGCTCAAGGTGGCCTGTGGCGTCTCCCGTCGTGCCATTGCCCAGCGCTTGGAGAAGCGGGACAAGGCCTCTTGAGTCTGGACCTAGAACCGGCCACCCTGCTCTACCTAGACCTCTTCCCGGCCAGCGTCTCAGTTGTGAACTTCGCCACGGACGCTACGCTTCTAGGCGAGGAAATCCGGGCCGTCGTCACTGACAACTACCTCTATGCCATCGAGGACACCCCTGACGGCCCGGAAATGCTGATCAAGGAGCTCTTGACCAGCTTCAGCGGGACCAACAAGACAGGCTATACGGTCGAGACGGAGTTCGAGATCTATTACATCAAGCGGGCACCGAACTGTGGATGTGGGGCCTCCCTGCGGGGCCTACACCTGTTCACCGACGCCCAGTACGTTCGACCCAGCTAGGAACCCATGCCAAGCCCTATCCCCAGCCTCATTTACGGCGCTGTCACCAAACCCGAAGGCGGAGGCAGTCAAACCGGATGTGTCCAGTGCCTCAGCGAGGGCGTCCACGCCCCGCAGGAGATCATCTATAACGTGGGTGGATACTCGATGTGTATGAAGCACACCCAAGCCCATCTCCAGAGGACGCAGACGAATGTCTCTTAGTACTTTTGTCTACCTTATTCTAGATACACTATCGGTGTATCGACTGACCAAGCTGGTGACCGAGGACTACATCACCGAAGATCTTCGCCTGATGTTGCGGGAGAAGTTCCCCGCCGTGGTCGACAAGCGGACGAAGGTGCGACGTGCGAGCAAAATCACATACCTCATCAATTGTCCGTGGTGTATCTCCATTTGGGCAGCTGCATTTGTCTTTACACTACGAAAAATCAGCCCGGATACCGCCACATATCTCTCTTCCATCCTTGCAGCATCAGCATTGACAGGGCTAGCCGCAAACAAGGGTATATAGAATGATAAAATTGTCTACAGACGTTTTTTCTGATAGCGGAGTAGACAATGTCCCTTTTTACACGACCAAGCGGGTCCTCGCCTGAAGAGAACGTTCCTTTCGACGCAGTACCGTACAACACGCCACGACCACTTACCGCCAGCGCGGCACGTGTGGATCTCAAGAGCACGACCGAACTTGAAGCCGTCGTCCGTCGCCGCAACATCTCCAAGTGGCAGCACGATGCGTGGGAATTCTACGACCTCATCGGTGAGATCAAGTTCGCTGCCACCATTATGGCAAACACCCTCTCTCGTGTAAACATTTACGCTGCATATATTGCAGACTCCTCGCAGATCCCCGCCCGAGTCGGAGTCATCGACCACCTCGATGACGAGTACAAGGAAAAGGCATCCTCGATGCTCTATCTCCTTGAGACCGGCAGTGGCGGGACTGCGGGGCTCCTTCGCAACGCCGCACTGAACCTCTTCGTCGCCGGAGAGTGCTACCTCGTTCGTGAGCCCTCCAAGTGGTCGACCGGCGAACCGGACAAGTATCAGATCCGTTCCGTCGATGAAATCGTGGCCACCCCCGCGCTCAAGAAAAAGGGTCGAGGCAACTCCCTCCCCAAGAGCGGTTGGTCCATCAAGCCCACCCGTGACGCCACACAGGACGAGTATATCGAGATTCCGGTCAACGGATACATCGCCCGCCTCTGGCGTCCGCACCCCCGCTGGTCGAACGAGGCCGAGTCCTCCGTCCGTGGCGTGCTCGATCTTTGTGATGAACTACTGCTTATGAGCCGCACGGCTTCGGCAGCTGCCAAGTCCCGTCTCGCTGCCGGTGTCTTCTTCGTCCCGGACGGCCTGTCCTACGCCGCTGGCAACGATGCCGAGATGACGGATCCGGACGACCCCGACGCCGTTTCGTCCGATGATCAGGACGACTTCGAAGAGCAGTTCATCGACGCCATGATCACACCCATCGGCGACCCTTCCAGCGCGTCCGCCGTGGTCCCCCTCTTGGTCCGTGGACCCGAGGAACTGGGCTCGAAGATGCAGCACTTCAGCTTCGCCCGGTCATGGGACCCGCAACTGGCCAAGCACATGGACTCCGTGCTGGGACGCATCATCTCCGGCCTCGACCTGCCCAAGGAGATTGTCGGCGGCATGGCGGACCTCAAGGGTGCCAACGCCAAGATCGTGGAGGAGTCGATGTTTTCCTCCCACGTCGAGCCCATGATCCTCATGCTCTGCGACATGCTCACCGTCGCCTTCCTTCGCCCTGCGCTCCGCGCACTGGGCTTCCCGGAAGAGCACATCATGCGCACGGTCATCTGGTATGACCCGTCCGCCGTCACCTCCAAGCCGTCCAAGTCCGAGTCCTCCGTGCTGCTCTTCGACAAGCAGGTCCTTTCCGCCGATGCGCTTCGACGCGCCCACGGTTTCTCGATCTCCGACGCTCCGACGCAGCTTGAGATCGCCCAGCGCCTCGCCGTCTCCAAGGGCCTCATCTCCGAGCCGCTGGCCGAGAAGCTGATCTCCACCCTGATCCCGGACCTCATGGCAGACCTGCGCAAGGAACAGCTTCAGCAGTCCGACCCGAGCTCCGCAGCGGCCCTCAATGATGCACTAAGCGGTGATACACCACCGGTTCCAGCCACGCCCGACGAGGCCCCAGCATCAGATACACCCGCAGATTCTGGTACAATAGACACTAGTACACCGCCCCCTTCAACACTGCTGGAGCCATAGTCTATGTTCGATCGCAGCGCCGCCGTAAAGCTCCAGCTTAGGGACAAAAAGGGTAAGTGGATCAAGATGGGGTCCCACGTCAAGTGGCACTCCCTCGAAGAGGGTACGGACGTCACGGGCATCGCGCGTGGCGAAGCAGGGAACAACATCATTGTTGAGTTCAAGCACGCCGGACAGACCTACCACATCAACGTCCCGCACAACAAGGTCGAGGTCATCAACGCCAAGGCGCACCTTGACCCTGAGTATGTTGACCACATGGGTGGACACACCAACACGCCCAACATCAACGACCACGGCGTCACGGTCGTGCACACGGTTACCCACTACGGCGTCACCTCGAAGAGCCCCAACGCCCCGCTGACGACGAAGATCTCGGACCTCAAGCCCGGTGATGTCGTCTACCCGATCAAGAACCACGACGAAAACACTCCATCCTCGATCCAGAAGTCCCCGTACAACGTCAAGGATCCGACGACCAAGGCCAACTTCCAGAAGTTCGCCACCTCCGGCCACGGTGTGGTGAAGAAGGTCGTCCACGACAAGGACACCGGTAAGCCCAAGTACGCCGTCATCACGGACAAAAAGGGCAAGGACCACTTCCCGTCCGCGCAGCACTACGCCATCAAGCAGCACGACACGCTAGATCAGGCGATCCTCGACGGCCACACCCATGAGTCGCAGGCCATGGGCCATGAGACAAAGAGCGGCCTTGTAGATGATGTCAAGGGTGTCCACACCACGCAGGACAAGTTCGACGCCTCCAAATCTCCCGTCGGGACCAAGGTCGAGAGCACCGGAATCAACTCCACGATCATCCCGCTCACCAAGACCGGCGAAGACGAGTGGACGAACGAGACCAACGGCGTCAAACTGGGCAACGATGTAGTTGATCACATGATGGGTCCTGCCCCTGAAAAGGCACCGGACGAGCACATGTATATTGACAAGGCTCCGGCGTCGGACAACCCCTTCGGCGACAACTTCGCCAAGATCAACGGCCTCGCCAACTTCAAGAAGGGCGACGTTGTTGTCCTCAAGGACGGAAGCATCGGTGCGTGGGTCGGCAAGGGGCAGCTGACCCTTGAAGACGGCTCGAAGGTTCCGGGCAACAGGTTCTCCGTGGACGGCAAGGAGTCCGTCATTGTGGGCAAGGACATTGCCGCCATCTACCGCCCCAAGAATCTTGTCGTACCCACCGCAGGCCCCAACCCCTTCGGCGATGGCTTCCACGGCCACTCCTTCGACCTGTCCAAGCCGAACAACGAAAGCTTCAAGTCCGGCGACCACGTCGTCTACGGCAAGGAAAACAACCTCGGCAAGGTCATGTCGGTCAACCCGATCAATATCCTTGTCGAAAAGCTGAATTCCGACAAGACGGTCCACGGTACGCCGACGATCGTTGCCGGACAGGTCCACGGTCTTTACCGCAAGGATGGCTCCTCGTCCACACCGCCCCCTGTCGAGCCCAAGCCAGATGATATGACCGATATTCTGGCCAAGCTTCAGAAGCACATGGAGGAGGAAGAGGCCAAGAAATCCGCTGATTCCGCAGCACTGATCGCTAAACTCAAAAAGGATCAGGAAGATGTAGACGCCAACGATTCCGCAAAGATTGCGGAAAAGAAGGCCATGGAGGTAGCTCAAAAAACCGTAGTAGCGCCAACCAGCGCAGAACTTTCAGCTATTGACCATTACGTAATGAGCGGTGCCACTGACCTAAATGGTCGTCTACGAGCCAACGATGCATCGGTCAAGGCTGAGTCTGAGTATATAGACCTCAAATCTCTACTGGAAAAACAGAAACCCCTGAACAACGCCATAACGATTTACCGTGGCGGCAACCCAGACCATCTTGTCGGAGACGTCAAGATAGGGGAGACCGTAACGGATCTAGGGTTCGTATCCACTACCATGAATGCGGAGCAGGCAGGCATCTATGCCTCCAAATCCAATAACGGTGCGGTATATAAGATAAATGCTCCCAAAGGCGTACAAGGAATAGACTCTAATGGTGTAAGAAACAAGGATGCCAGTAAGGGGCTCCAAGAGTTTATTCTTCCTCCGGGTACCCAATTCAAGATTACCTCTGACTCGACCGAAAATGGCCAAAGAGTTATTGGAATGGACGTTGTACCGACGTCTGAGGTCGAGGACTCAAGTAAGCCTATCAACATCTCTGGCTGGACAAAAAAGCCCGGAACCCAGATGGGCTCCAACGCCGGAGGCATCTACACCGACCAGCACGGCAACGACTGGTATGTCAAGCTTTCGCAGTCGGACGACCATGCCCGCTCCGAGGTATTGGCCGACGACCTGTACAAGGCTGCTGGAATACAGACGTCCAACCTGAAGCTGGCCGATGTCGGCAACGGAAAACTTGGTACTGCATCACAGATGATGTCCGGTACTCAGAAGGACGTCGAATCACGTCTAGACGACGCCGAGTACATGGCCAAGATTCAAGACGGCTTCGCCATGGACGCGCTGCTGGCCAACTGGGATGTCGCCGGTCTCGGGTATGACAACGTCATCACTGACGAGCACGGCAACCCCGTCCGCGTTGATCCGGGCGGAGCCCTGCTCTTCCGTGCCCAAGGACAACCCAAGGGCGACCAGTTCGGCAACAAGGTCGGTGAGTGGGAGTCCCTGCGCGGACTGGGCTCACACAGCAACATGACAGCCAAGGCGTTGTTCGGCAAGATGACCGACCAGCAGCTTGCCGATTCGGCCAAGCACGTCGAGGCGCTGACCCCCGAGAAGATCAACGCGATCGTTGACGCCATCGGCTTCGACAACAAGACCTCCACGGAGCTCAAGGACAAGCTGGTGGCACGCCGTGAGGACATCCTCGCCCACGCCGCGAAGCTGAGCCCTGCCCCGGCAGAGGCTCCAGCCGAAGCACCCACTGTTGAGGCACCCACGGAGGACGCTGCCCCGAAAGAGTACAAATACGCTGACCTAGTGGCGCTACCCAACGGTGCGATGTTCTCCGGTCCTTCCGGAAGCCTGTACAAGCAGTCCAACAAGTGGTTCATGACATTTACGCCGAACTCCAATAAAGACGGCATGTCCATAACCACGAGCATGGTACAGAGCACGCTCAAGAACAAGCCTGACTTCAAGCCGGTAGGTGATACCCACATCGTGAAGCCGATGCCGGACACTCCGGACGAGAACTTCTACGACAAATTGCCGTCACACGACAAGGCGCTGCTCGCCGAAGGTGTCACACATCCTTACGGATATACCTCCGTAAATGACCCTCACCACCTCTTTCCGGGATACAACACTGCGGAGAAGGAGCAGGCCGCAGACTTCATCAGCAGCAGCTTGGACGTCAACAACGCGCTACGAGGGGACGCGACAAGCGACCATACCTTCGAGATCGCGGCGCTAGACCAGATCCTCGACAAGAGCCCGCTGACCGCCGACACCACGGTATATCGTGGGCTGAATGCCCGCGACCAAGTCGTCAATGATCTTGTCAACGGTGGCATCTATTCCGACAAGGGATACACATCAACATCCACAACCGACAAGATCGGTCATGAGTGGGTTGCATACTCCGACGGGGACCGCACGCCCGTACTTATGGAGATCCATCTTCCTGCCGGATTCAAGGCACACAAGCTGGACTACAACGCCCTCGGGTCCCACAGCTTCTCCAACGAATCCGAAGTTGTGTTGCCCCACGGAACCAAGTTTAAAGTTACGGCCAAAGAAGAGTATACTAATACTTCAGGACAAACAGGCTGGAAGGTCACCATGACCCCCTACCTGACCGAACACAACTTTGATACAGGAGGACAAAATGACCACACCGAAGGATCCCCAGAAGGGCACGCCACAGGAGCGGATTCAGAGCAGGTTCATGGGAACGGAGGATCAGGTACAGAAGACCACTCCGGAGGAGACAACGTCTCTGGACCAACAGACTCAAGCACTCCTAGCGCTCCGCAAGAAGAACCAGCAGCCCAAGGGCAAGTAGCACCCGAAGCCCCGACCAGCCACCCGGACTTCGAGGCCACCTACCCCGACATGGGTAAGGACCAGACCGACGCCAACGGCGCGACGATCAAAGTCAACGACCTCATCCACCACCCCAAGAAGGGTGTCGGCAAGGTCTTCATCGGCCTGCCGTCCACCAACTCGGTCAAGGTTGTCTATCCTGACGGATCCAAGGCCACCCACCTGTCCAAGGCCGTCACCAAGGTCGAAGGAGATGCCCCGAAGGTTGATACCCTTCCGACCGACCTGAAGGTAGGCGACCACGGCATCGATCCAGCCACGCACACGGCCTTCATCGTCGGTAGCAACAATTCGCTCATCCACGTCGGCGACACCGTCACACACTCCAGCGGTGATAAAGGTGTCGTCAAGGGCATCTACAAGGGCGAGAAGACCGTCAAGGTCGAGTGGTCTGACGGGCACACCTCCGGCCCCAAGAAGGCCAGCACCCTTGAGTCCGAAAACAAGCACGTTCCGGGCGAACCAAGCGCCCCACAGAACGAGACCCCTGCTGCCCCGCAGGAGCCTGCCCACGAACCTCAGGCCCCGGCCCCGGCACACGAAGAACCAGCACCGGAGCCCGTACACGAGCCTGTCGCCGAACCGGTCCAAGAGCCCGCTCCCGTCTCCGAAGAGGGTGCATCCCTTGTCGGTAAGTCTCTCGGCGACTCTGGTGTGCCAGCCGTCACAGACTTGCCGGTCGGGACTGTCATCGAAAACAAGTCCGCCAGCAGTACCGTCATCCTCACCAAGGCCGACAACGAGGGCATGTGGAAGACACAAAACGGGACTTACATGCACGAAGGAACCGTCGAGTACTCACAGACTCAGAACGGACACGACTGGAGTATTGTCTCCGTCCCGTCTGGAGACGATGACCACGAATCTGCACCTACAAATACCTCGCCAGTTGAAAGCCTTGCTAGCAAGAGTCCGTCGCAACTGACCAAGGAAGACCTCTCCGCGCTGCCGATCGGAACAACCCTACACAAGGGTCCGGACGCCTCCTTCTACAAAAAGAAGATCGGCGAGAACCAGTGGCAGATGACGAAGGCCAGTACTGGTGAACCGGCGTTTGCTTTCGCGGATTCCGATGAAGCTACCCATCAAGCACTACAAAACAGTGGTGGGGCGTACAAGATAATCAATCTCCCGGAGACTTCCGGCGAGGCATCGAGCACGCACGAGAGTGCTCCGGCTACGGTCCCCGCCACCATACCTTCGATGCTCCACTCCCCGACCAAAGAAGATCTTGCCAAGCTCCCGGACGGGACTGTACTCACGGACCCTACTCTTGAGGGGTTCACCTTCACCAAGAACGGCGATGTCTGGGACCAGCAGGGACCAGCCGGTCAGAACCAAGGGCTGTCCCCGAACTCCCTCGTGGACGGGTCCGACTACCATGTCCAAGCACCGGAAGGCTACACGGTCAGCGACGAGCCTGCGGCAAATATGCCGACAGAGCCTGTTGCGGAACCGAACATTGTCCATGACCCCTCGATAAGCACTCTTGACGGCTACCCAGATGGGACGATACTCACCGACTCAAATCTTGAGGGATATTCTTTCCATAAAGATAACGGTTCGTGGACTCAGACCGGTCCTGACGGTGGGATCTACGAAATAGGCACATCGACTCTGGCAGATGGAAGTTCGTACCATGTGCAACTGCCACCAAAAACTCTTCAACACCTGATCGATACGGATGTTGACGGGCTCCTTGACGCGCCGGAGACTACTCAATCTGATGATGGCTTCAAGCCGATGTCGACACAAGAGCTCAAGGACTTCCCGACCGGAACCAAGATCACCACGAATCACGTGGTGTCCGGCGGATATTCCAAGCCTTACTGGGTCAAGCAGTCAGACGGAACCTTCAAAGAGTATGATGAACTGACGGGGTTCGAGCCGACTGGGTCCAGCTACATTGCTGCCCTGATGTCGAACGGCTTCCCGCTGAAGGCCGAGCTTCCCGCAGAGAACGCACCCGCTGCGGACGACCTCACCGGCAAGCCGCTGCTTGACGTCATGCACGCCGACAAATTCAGTTCTCTGCCCATCGGGTCCGAAATTCACAGCAAGCTAGACGACTCGTTTGCGTACAGGAAAGTAGCAAACAACACGTGGAACCGAATCTATCTCGCGACCGGTGTTGCTGCCCTTACGGAATACAACGATAAAGACTTCACGTCTCTGGAAGACCACGCCCTTGACCCATACGTTCTCGGCAAGGTGGGTGACCACCCGGTAACTCCAGCCGAGACAGCGTCTCCCTCATATATCGGAAAGACGCTGACCGACGTCATGAAGGGCGATGGCGTCTCCGCGCTGCCTGTCGGTACCGAGCTCCATAACGGTAACCATGTTTACAAGAAGACCGCGCCAAACTCTTGGCAGAAAATGACTAAGGACACCGGGGCACTGGATCCAATGGTCAAGGAGGATTCGGCTTTCGATAATGTTCCGGCGTCCCTGTCTGACAAGTACACCGTAACAGAGTCATCTGTTCCCGCATCCCCGGAAGAAACCGGTACACCATCGCTTACAGGAGTGACCACCGGCCACACGATCTCCAAGGAGCTCCTTGACGCCCAGCCTGCCGGTACCTCAATGAAGAAGGAGTCCGCCTACGGCTCTTCGGCGTTCTACTATGTCAAGCAGCCGGATGCCACATGGAAGCTGTTCAAGAACGGGAAGGAGACAAACGACGCGCCATACATGTCTGACGGTATTTCTGCAAACACTACCGCAACAATCAGCGCCCCCACCTCCGGCTCGAAGTTCTTCTACTCCAAGACCGGTGAAATCGTCTACGAAGGCGACAAGATCGACTACAAGGGTGCGTCCGGGACCATCTCATCCATCACCGATACAGGCCTGATAGCTGTAAAGCTAGACGGCGAAAACAAGGCCAAGTACAAGACAGCGTCCGGGCTGATCAAGACTGCGACCTATGGGAAAAAGGG